AGGAGATGACTAACATTGGTGCGATAACATTAGGAGAGCAACAATACTTGGCAGCTGAGTTCAGTGCCATCGTTTACGCGGATTAGGAGAAACTGTGAAGTTCGCAGCTACTGATTTTGACATCAGCATCGCAGGTACAGATTTCAGCGACAGCATCGCTGCGGTCACCCTCGATGTTTCTAGGGAACAGCTTGAGATTACAGCGTTTGGTGACTCAGCACGCCGATACATTGGCGGTCTGCAGGACTCCAGCGTGACGATCTCTCTGCACCAGGATTTCGCCTCAGGCAGTGTGGACAGCACAATCTGGAGCAACCTTGGTGGCACTGTTGCCATCGTGCTGAAGCCCACTAGCAGTGCAGTATCAGCCACTAACCCTTCCTACAGCTTCAACGCGCTGGTTGTGCAGAGCACGCCTTTCGCAAGCAATGTGGGAGACCTGGCAACTATGGATGTTACCTGGCCTGTGGATGGTGCAATCACACGCGGTACTGCCTAAACTAGGGTAGTATCTGGAGCATGAACTTCACGCTCCTAATTACTTTCCTTGACGGTACTTCTACAGAGGTCACAGGCATTGCCGCTGACCTGGTGGCTTTTGAGGCAGAGTACGATCTGTCTGTGTCACGCCTAAACCAGGACATGAAAATCACACACCTGTTGTGGCTTGGGTGGCATGTGCTGAAGCGCACTGGTGAGACTAAGGATGCTTTCCAGAAGTGGGTTGAGTCAGTGGAAGGCGTTGAGGCAGGCTCCCCAAAATAATCAAAGGGCTGGGGGATTCCTCAGCTCACTGGCTTATTGCACAGATTGCTGTGGAGACTGGTATCAGTCCTCAGGATCTCGCTGACTTGCATCCTCGCATGTTGTTCACTATTCAGAAGGTGTTGGAGGCTAAGGCTAAAGCGAGCCAGAGACCGCGTAAGCGTAGGCGATAGAATAGAAGGCAGGATTGGAGTCTGCCTTGCTTTCTACTCAGATGCGTGTTGAGGGTCTTGCACAGCTGAATAACACCCTGAGGGATTTAGACCGCAAATCGCTAAACAAGCTCAGGGGTGAGATGCGTAAGAGCATCAAACCTGTTGCCTCTGCTATCGCTAACGATGTGCCTGAGACTCCTCCTCTGTCTGGGATGAATCATAACGGTGTGACTAGGTGGACTGGTCAGGTGAAAACTTCTGTGCAGTTCACTCCTGGGCGTGCGAGGGGTGGGGCTTCTAGGGTTTTGGCAATGAAGTTTACTGGTGGTACTCGTGCCGGTGGGGGTATTGGTTTTGATTACGCTGAGCTTGCAGGTTCCTCTAGGAGACCTGGCTCACGCTACTCGAAGGTTTATGATCGCGGTGGCTACCCTGGTTTTCAGCATCGCGTGAATGGTCAGGGGCAGGCTTTCAATCGTGGTATCAGGTCCTACAAACCCATTAGAGGGCGTGGTGGATATTTTGCTTACGATTCCGCTGTGAAAAAGTACCCCATCATTGAGGGTCTAGGTAAGCGTGCGATAGATAAGTTCATGGCTGATGCCACCAGAGAGCTCAGAAGAATCAGAGGTGCAATGTAATGGCTATCTTTATCCCTCTTGTTACAAAGTTTGATGACAGGGGTTTGCAAGGTGCTCAGCGTGCACTTGCTAATTTTCAGAACTTTGCTGTGGATGTGGGGCGTGTAGCTGCTACCGCTATCACTGCTGTGGGTGTCGCTTCTGTGCGCGAGGCTGCACAGTTTGAAACGAGCTTATCTAAGATTCAGGGTTTGGTGGGTGTTAGCACTGAAGAAATTATTGAGCTTGCTAACGCAGCCAGAGAATTAGGTCCTGCTTTTGGTGTTAGCGCTAATGAGGCAGCGGATGCGCTGTTCTTTATTACCTCGGCTGGTTTGCGTGGCGCTGGGGCTACAGAAGTCCTTGAGGCATCTCTTAAGGGTGCTGCTATTGGTTTGGGTGACACTAAGACCATTGCGGATCTTGCAACCTCAGCGGTGAACGCTTATGGTGAGGCTCAACTGGGTGGCGCTAAAGCGGTGGATGTTCTGGCTGAGGCTGTGCGACTCGGAAAGCTTGCACCTGAGGAGCTCGCAGGTTCTATGGGCATGGTGTTGCCTCTTGCTTCTAATCTTGGTGTGCGCTTCGATGAGGTGGGCGCTGCAATGGCTGGTATGTCAAAGACTGGTACTGATGCCAGCACTGCTGCGACACAGTTGAGGCAGATTCTTGCCACGATTGCGAAGCCCACCAATGAGGCTGATAAAGCGCTTGGTCGCATGGGACTATCTGCTGAGGGTTTGAGACAACAAATCAAGGATGAGGGTTTGTTCGCAACCCTTGAAACTCTAACTACTGCTTTTGATGGCAACATTGAGGCCACGACAGAAGTCTTTGGAAACATTCGCGCACTGTCTGGTGTCTTGGACTTGATGGGCGCGAGCGTAGAGGACAACCGCGAACTATTCAAGCTCATGGCGGATGACACAGGGGTTTTGAATGAAGCCTTTGAGATTACTGCCGAGACAGCACAGTTCAAGTTTGATAGCGCTATGGCTACTGCCAAAGACACTCTGATTGAGATTGGTGCTACCCTCCTAGACCGCCTCCTCCCATACCTTGATGATTTCAAAGCTTTCATGGATCAGAACGGTCCTGTCATTGCTGAGGCGTTTGACAACATTTTTGAGTTTGTGAACAAGGTGGGTGAAAAACTCTTTGAGTTAGCAGATGCTTTCCTCCCAGCAGTAATGGAGCTGATGAACAATGAACAGTTCCAGGAGAATGTGCAACGCCTCGGAGAGAACTTCTTTCTCATCGCTGATCAGGTTATTAGGTTTGTGGAGTCTGACCTGGGACAATTCCTCCTAGATTTGACAGGGCAAAGCATTGTGGGTGGCTTGCATTTGCTCAACGAGCAGCTGGAGCGCCTCGCTAACCTCATGTTTGTCATCAATGAGGCTATGGATATTTTCTCTGGCAAAGCGCCTTCTGTGGACTTTGAGACACTCATGGACAGAGCTGGTAGCGCTATCGGTATCAGGTTGAGTGAGCTGTCACAATACTTCCTAGACTTGCAGAGCGCTCAGATGGGTTACAGTGGCAGGCGTGCTGCCGGTGGTCCTGTATCCTCAGGGCAAAGCTACCTCGTAGGCGAGATGGGACCTGAGCTGTTTGTGCCTTCTGCTGGAGGTGGCACGATTATCCCTAGTGATCGGATGGGTGGGGGTGCGAAGATTAGCATTACCGTGAATGCTGGCATGGGTGCTAACGGTGCACAAATTGGTGAGCAGATTGTGACAGCTATCAAACGGTATGAGCGCACCTCTGGCCCTGTGTTTGCGAGAGCCTAATGGCAACAGTTGTAGAGCTTGGAGCTATTGAGGGGTTCATCCTGGATGACCCTGTGGCTGGTGTACTTGATAACACTGTTTACACTTTGGGTGGTGTTGTGTTCAAAGACATCACTGACAGGGTTATCACTTTGAGCACTGATCGCGGTAAGAACAGGGACCTTGACAGGTTCAACTCTGGCAGCCTAAATGTGATTCTCAATAACGATGACCGCGCTTTTGACCCTAACTATGCGAGCTCACCTTTCGCTGGGGCTATTGTTCCTCGGCGTGAGGTGCGTGTGACTGTGGATGGTGTGCGTACTATTACCACCACGATTGATGACTGGAATTATTCTTACACTCCTGATGGGGATTCTAGGGCTGAGATTCAGGCTACTGATGAGTTCACTTTGCTTGCAAGACAGGTGCTGACTGCTGGGACTGCTACACAGCAACTGTCTGGGGCGCGTGTGAACGCTGTGCTGGATATGGAGTCTGTAGATTGGCCCTCAGCGAAGCGCAACATTGATAATGGTGTGAGCACTTTGGGTGCTGATGTGTTCGATGGGAACGCTCTGACTTATCTGCAGAAGGTTGCTGAGAGTGAGCAGGGGCTCCTGTTTGTGAGCAAGACTGGGGACTTGGTTTTCAGGGACCGCCTTGATGCGACACCTACCACTGCTAGTGTCGTAGATTTCGCTGATGATGGCACAGGTATTCCTTTCACTTTGACTGCAGTGAACTATGGCTCTGAGCTTCTCTATAACCAGGCGATTGTTACCAGTAATGCAGGCACAGCAACAGCTAACAACAGCAGATCCCAAACCGCTTACGGTGTGACCAGTGTGGAACTTGACACCCTGGTTTCCACAGATTTGCAGTTGCAGAACCTCGCTAACTTCCTTGTGCAAAAGTATGGGGATCCTGAGTACAGGTTTGAAACCATCAGGGTGAACCTGGACACTGTGGGTGCAAGTAATAAGGCAACCTGTTTGGGATTGGAGATTGGTGACATCATCAATATCACTTTCACCCCTAACAACATTGGGTCAGCTATCCAACAGTATGGGCAGGTTATTAGGATCAATCATGAGATTGAGACTTCACGACATGACATGTTTATCAGTGTTGCTTCTCTTGACTGGACATTCCTGGTGTTGGATGACACTGTGTTTGGTAAACTTGACAGTAATAACGCTTTAGCTTTCTAGGAGACTCATGGCTGGCGCACCTGCTGGATACCGCACATTTACTGCTGGGGAAGTCCTCACCGCTGATAAT